TAAATCAATCCGCAAGAGCTCCTGGAACACGCATCGCACCGCTGGCTACACCTACGACGTGGCCAACGACCAGGCTTCGGCCGGCGGCGTACATCACCATCAGGTACGTCTGCTCAAGGCGGGATGGCAGCAACGGATCCGCCAGAGTAATGGTCGCCATGAGTCGTATGGCGAGGTCTCCGCGATCAGCGCATCGGATGGCGAGGCGCGCTTCGCCACGGCCCAGCAGGGCTAGGTAGGAGCGAACATGCGACCAGCCAGCGAAATACACAGCGCCCTCGATCTCGTGCAGGCGTCATTGTCGCGACATGTCGATCGTGTCGACGATGCGACAATGACGGAGCGTGAGGCGATCGACATGTTGAATCTGACACTTACCCGCGACCTGCTGGAGTGGGTAGTCGGACAGCACGTCGAGATCGATGGCCCGAATGCGTGGCTATGCGGCTACCTGCTCGACGATCCGCCCAAGCTCGACGATACGCGGCCAGACATCAACTAATGCCCCGCCCCACCACTACCGTTCACCAACCCGAACGCCGAGCCGAAGCCGCAAACTGCGCGGCCATGTACCTGTTGTTGCTGGCCGCGATCGCGTTGCCGCGGGCCAGGTTGCCACGACGTGCGGCCACGCTCTTGGCTGCGATCCACGCTCGACGAGCCGCCTCGACGTCGTACGAGGCCTTGTCGACGTGTGGTCGCGCCCGTCGCGGGTTCAACGCGCCAGCCCTCTGCGGCTTGCCCTGTTGCTTCACTGCGGCGAGCTGCGCGGCATTGAGTCGCGGGGCCTTCGCGACCAGGCGTTGCGGCTTAGCGTTGCCATGCTCCCGGATCCAGGCCTGACGTCGGGCTTCCTCTTCCTCGAGCTGTCGACGAGCTTTCCAATCGCGGTCAGCCCTGTCGTCGGCAGGCTTTGCCTGCTTGGGGGCCGCTTGCTGCTCAGCCGGCTGTTGGATGGCCGCCAGGTCGGCGGCATGCACGTCGTCGAAGCGTTCACCAAAGCGGCCAGCACCTTGGGCCCGGGCCCGCGAGCAAAGTGTGCCGCCGGCCAGCATCATCACGCACAACGTTGCGGCCATCGCGTTGGTCATAAACATGCTCCTCATCGACAACCCCGCGCGGCCGCGTGGGGCACTCGGCCGATCCTGGCATCCGGTAGCGTGGACTCCTCCATCGCCTGCGGCCAGCGTTTAAGCCGAGAACCCGGGAGGCCTGGCGAGCGGAGAACGAGACCGCTCGCCAGGCCATTTTCAGCTTTCGCGTGGCAGAAGGCAAGAAAACGTTTCGTCGGCTCGGGGTGTGCCTGGGGCATCGATCGACTGTACCGCGACTTGCAGACCCGCGTGCGGAGAAAACGGTCGCGTAGGATCGCGTCTAACGAGCGCGGAGAGGTCGGGTCGACTCCAAGTACCCCTGGGAAACTTGCTTGCGGTTCGTGCGCGAACTGGTAAATTACGGTCGGAGCGTCAAAGCGTTCTTGGCCGTCCTCAAGCGGCACAGCAGTCTCGCGGATCATTAGTAGTGTCAAACATCGTCTCACAATTCCGAAGACCACCCAGTCGCGTTCGACCCATGCGGATCACCGAAGTAGCGCGCAAGCGCTTCAACGGCCGCAAGGCGGCGTGAGACCCGCCTGACAATTGGCGCCGGGCCGACTGGGTGGCCTTCATAGTTCGCGCGTCCAACGCGCGAAAGGATCCGCCATGATCGCACCAGCCCCATTCCCTCAGAACGAGCCCGTGTTGCTCACGGAGCTGTTCGAGACCAAGTACCGACCGCTCCGCCTGGCCGGCAAAAGTATCACCGGCGTCCGACACCATCGCGAAATGCTCCGGCGGTTCAGCGCGTTTCTCGTGCAACAGGCGGCCGACGTCCTGTCGCGCGTGGAGTCGGCAGAGGTGACTCCCGAGCCAGCGAAAAAAGTACCTGTCGTCAAGCTGAAGCTGGAACGGCCACGGTTGACGGGAAGGCGACTCCACCGGCGCAAAGGTCCGCCGAAAACCTTTGGCCCGCGCGACGCGACACAACATGGTGCGAGCGGTCAAAATGTTCGGCGAGTTTCTGGGCCGCGTTGCAACGATCGACGACCTGAACGATTGCAACGTTGACGGCTTTCGTCTCCTTGAGGGCAACAAATACTGGAACACGCTACGCACCATGTGGAAGTGGTGCCACGAGCAATCGCTGCTCGCCGTCGGTCCCACACCAATCGGACGGTTCGGGAAAGGCGGTGCAGCATGAACCGCCGCGAAGCATTACTCGCGATCGCGGCTGCTCCGCCGTCGCTTTGGCTTCCCTACGAAGACTGCACTTGGAACGAGTTGGCGGAGAGCATGGCGAACTGGCAAGCGGGCACGAACGTCAACCCCGACGAAGGCCCTTCAGCCGCGTTTGAGCCACGCGGCCGCGTGGCGTTCAACCCGCGCGTGAGCCTGGTGTGGGGCTTAACCGGCGATCCCCAACCCCGGGAAGCCCTGGGCCGCGGCTGGTCGACGTGCCGCACAACGTGGGTATGCTTCACCAACACGAAAGGCTGACCGATGGACGAAATCAAAGTGACCGTCGTGAATCGGCGAGACCGGGCAAACCTCATGCTTCGGTACATCGACCCGGCAACCGGCAGGCAGAAATACAAAAGCGCCGGCACGAACGAAATGAAGGCCGCTACGAAGGCCGCCGGCAAGTGGGAGGACGAATTGCGGGACGGCCGCTACGCCGCGCCGTGCCGAATCAACTGGGATGAGTTTCGACGCCGCTATGAGGACGAAGCCCTGCCACAGTTGGCGCCACGCACCGCAGAACCACGGGCGGCGATCCTAAACCATGTCGAAGCGATCCTGTCGCCACGGAAGTTGGCGGACCTGACAGCCGAGCGGCTGAGCTACTTGCAAGCGGAGTTGCGCAAGGATCGCGTCACCGGCGTCGGCGAGAAAAAGCGGACGATTCCCGGCCTGAAGGATTCGACCATTGCCGGACAACTGGCCCACCTGCGATCGATCCTATCGTGGGCCGTGAACGTGGGCATGCTGCGAGCGGTCCCCAAGATCAACAAGCCGACGCGAAACCTTGGCGGCAAGATGATGCGGGGCCGCCCGGTCACCGGCGAAGAATTCGACCGCATGCTGGCCAAGGTCGAGACGGTGCGACCAATCGACCACCTGCGCTGGCAACGCTATTTGCGTGGTCTCTGGCTGTCGGGGTTGCGGCTTGAAGAATCTCTGGCTCTGTCGTGGGACGGCGACGCGCCGTTCCTGGTCGATCTCTCAGGCAAGTACCCGCGGTTCCGGATCTACGCGGAGGCCGAGAAAGGCCATAAGAACCGCCTACTGCCGATGACGCCCGACTTTGCCGAGTGGTTGCTGACGACGCCACAGGCGCTACGCAGGGGCCCCGTGTTCGACCTGGGGGACAAGCCGGGCCGCCAACGCGACCTGGGGAACACCGGCCGCATTATGAGCGCGATCGGGGAGCGGGCCGGGGTCAAGGTGAACGTCGACAAGCGGGGGTCGATCGAGGTAGTGAAGTTTGCCAGCGCCCACGACCTTCGCCGATCGTTCGCCACCAGGTGGGCGAGCAAGGTCAAGCCGGCCACGCTGCAACTGCTCATGCGGCATTCGGCAATCGAGACCACGTTGCGGTACTACGTGGCCCAAGACGCCGACGACGTGGCGGCTGAACTGTGGAGCGGTTTCGCGTCAGGGAACACTTCAGGGAACAACGGCCAAGTCGGGCACCACATTCCTGAAATGACCGCAGACGCAAGCCATGCAGCGGCAAAGACTTAATGAGCGGAGGGCACGAGATTCGAACTCGCAACCCCTTGCGGGGCACCACATTTCCAGTGCCCTTAGAGCCTTCGCATTGATTTTCAATATCGTGCGAATGTCGGTAAAACTAGACTCGTGAAACCAAACGCTCGCCCTACGTGGGCCGGCAAAGTGAGTGAAAAGGGAACACTTCAGGGAACAAGCCGGGCGAGGGTAGCTCCCTCACGGCTGGCCGACGTCGCGGAAGCAGAACCCCGTGGCGCCGGCCGGCCAGCTCGGCAGAAAGGTTCTGCACGATGGATTACCAAACTTTGGAGGACGCAATTGCGCGGGCCTACGAGGTCGCTGCGATTGTTCTGGACACCGACGAGCGATGGTACAAGTCCAAGGTGCCGCTGGGTGTCGTTGTCCATGCTGCCGAAATGCTGCGGGATTTGGTCGACGAGCACCGCCGGAAATCGATCATAGATCCAGACCTGCTATTAAAGATCGGTTTTGGATGGGGCCAGCTCGAAGCGCTCATCGGGGTACACGTCACATACGAACTGCCGGCACGCGCGAAAACTGCCTCGCCGCTCAGGCAAGGTTCGCTGTCAAAGGGCCAAAATACTCGTGAGACCATCGCACAACTCTGTGCGGACATCGGCCCATTTGGCGAGAAAGAATCCAAACATCAACGTGCCCTGGCGATCATCGATTTGGCCAAGCAGCGTAAGGTCAGACTGAAGGTCAAACCCGGCTACATCGTCGATTTGCTGGGCGCCGAAAACTCATTGAAAAGTCCGCGCGGAAAACTGATTGAGTAGTCCGCGCTTTCCGTTCGCAGGAGGCTTTCAATTCGCGTGCAATTCGCATAGTCTCCCGATCGGGAGACTATAAGCGATGACGCGTCCAACCGTTGTTCCCGTCGGCCAAGTTCTGGCCGACGCGATCTATACCCTGGACTACATCCGAGACAATCTCGGGCTGGGCGCCGCTGCGATGCGTGAGGCCCGCAAGAGTGGCCTGCGCGTTCGATACGTCGGCCGCCGGGGCTTTGTGCTCGGCTCGGATCTCATCGCGTTCGTGCGCGACGTCGCGCGCGACGAAAAGTAGCCCGGAGAAGAGGGCGGCCGGCCCCCGACAGGATGGCCGGCCGCCAAAGGAATCTGCACATGCACGATACCACCGCCCCGGCCGCTGAACAACCCGGCACGCTGCTGCAGCAGGTCTGCGCGATCCTGCTGTTTTTGGGCGACGTCGCGCACGAGCGCGACCCTGGCACCGCCTGGGAGCAGGCCCGCGCTCGGGCCATGCCGCACGCCGTCGAGGCCGAGCGCGGGGAGGCCGCGGCATGAGCACGCCACGCACGGAGGCACGCACGGCGCAGGCAGCGCAGCAAATCGAAATCCCGAGCATCATCGTGCAGCGCCGCGATCTCGGGATGGCCGCCAAGTTGATCTACGGCGTGTTGTGGACCCGGGCCAGCCGCCGGCCAGGCACAGTCGCAATCACGCTCGAGGGGCTCGGCGAAGAGGTGGGTCGCACCGCACGCGCGGCAGATTTTGCTCTGTCAGGATTGTTAAAAAAGGACCTGGTTCAACTGGTTTCCAATCGGCGTGGCGCGTTGACTTTGTACGTTGATGTGCCCATGCTCGAAAGCCGGCCGCGTATCAGGCGGCCCGATCCGCAAAAGTTGCTCGTCGAGACCCAGACGTGCGAAGACCCGTGCAGTTACCAACCGGCGTCGCCAAGCGACGTACCCTGCCAGTTGTCTTTGGCGTCGGGCATGCCCCCTTTGAAGGCGCCGCAAATCGTCGGTAGGGGCCGCGACAAGCAATCCTCGCAAGAGGGCGATGGGCCGCCTGACCCGGCTCCACCAAACGGAGGTTCCTGCGCAGGAACCTCGGAGGTTCCTGCGCAGGAACCTCCGTTTGGTCGCGGAGAAGATTCGGAGGTTCCTGCGCAGGAACCTCCGTCTCGGGATATCGATATCGATATCAGAGATCCTTGTTTTAAAACTGTGGATCTCGGATCTCAGATTGAGAGACAAGCGAAACTTCAGGAAGGCGCGAGCGGCGAAGAGCGTTTCGTCGCGAAGTTGCTGGCCTTGCTGCCGAAGCTGCAGCGCGGACCGGCCCGAACAATCGCCCGCGGCCTCGATGCCGGTTGGCTCAAATGGGACGACGTGCAGCGCGCCATCGACTGGGCCAAGGATCATTCTGAATCGGACGCCGAATCCGAAATTGCCGGCAAGTTCGTTGGGGCCATCAAGCGCAAGTTTCGAGAGAAGCACCAACAATGGCCGCGTCGGTCGGAAGGGGGTGCGTCATGAGCACCACCGGCCGCAACGGCAATCGACCCGTCGATTTTGACGAGCTGACTCCGCCCCGCGATCTTGATGCGGAAAAGGCCGTCCTGGGTTCGATCCTGCTCGCGCCCGATTGTCTCGACGACATTTCGTTGATCCTCGTCGCGGATGATTTTACGCCGGCCAACGCGCTCATCTTCACGGCCATGATGAGCCTGCACCACGAAGGCAAGCGCGTCGATTACAAGCTGTTGGCCAACCGGCTGAAAAAAGTGAACGCTCTCGATGACGTCGGCGGCATCGGCTTCCTGATCGAGCTGAGCCAGGCAGCGCCCATCGCATCGAACGCGGTCTATTACGCCAACATCGTCCGCGACAAGGCCACGCTACGGAGTTTGCTCGATTGCGGCCTGCAAATGGTGCAGAACGCCATGCACCCGGCCAGCGAACCGCGAGAAACGCTCGAGCGTTTCGAGCGGCAACTGTTCGCCATTTTGGACGATCGCGGCGCGGAAAAAACCAAGAGCCTCGGTGAGGCGTTCCGCGCTGCCCTCGCGAGTATCGAGGACCGCAAAGAACGTGGCGCGGGCGGGGGCCAGCCGACGGGCTTTGCCGATCTCGACAACCTGCTCGGCGGCCTGCATTCGGGCGAGCTGACCATCCTGGCCGCAAGAACAAGCATGGGAAAAACGGCCTTCGCGGTTCAGCTTGCGACGCACGTTGCCAGCCGCCGCGTCGGTACTCTTTTTGCTTCGCTCGAAATGTCAGCCGCCGAGCTGGCCGAACGCATGGTTATTTGTCAGGCCGGCGTCGATTCACATCACGTTCGTAATGGACTGCTGAACGCCGACGAGAGGCGCCGCCTGGTGCAAGCCTCTGCGGAGCTCGCGCACGCCACAATGACGATCGCCGACCAGCCAACGATGGGCCTGATGGAGATCGCAGCACACGCAAGACGGCAGGCGCGAAAGACTGATCTGGGGTTGGTCGTTATCGATTATCTGCAACTGCTCGAGCCCGAGGATCGTCGCGAGATCCGCGAGCAACAGGTCGCTGGCATGACGCGCCGCCTAAAGGCCTTGGCCCGCGAACTGAAAATTCCGGTGCTCTGCTTGGCACAGCTCAACCGCCAGGCCGACGCGGGCACGAACGTCCGGCCGCGGCTAAGCCACCTGCGCGAAAGCGGCGCGATCGAGCAAGACGCCGACGTGGTACTTTTCCTCCATCGCCAAGAATACTTCGAGACGGATCAGGCCAAGATCGACGCGGTGCATGGCCAAGCCGAAGTGATTGTGGCCAAACACCGCAACGGCCCGACGGGAATCGTGCCCATGACCTGGCGCGGCGACTGCATGCGCTTCGAGAATGCCGCGAGAACGCGGCAACGCGACGTATACGAACAGCCCTAGTACGAGGCAATTCCAGGCCCCCTGGGGGTCTGGGTCCCTTTCGACCCCCCCCGGACCGTCGGGGCCCTACTGTATCGCGAAAATTGGGCGCGCGAGTGAGTTTTTTAGGGGGGCACCACCACCACCCCCACCACAGGCGCTCTGTCCGCGATGCCGCGGGCATTACGAACTTCAGCGGCTGGCGTGGGGCCGTCGACGAGGCCCGCAAAGGCTTCCGTCGCAACCAGCGGTCGATGGTCAAACGGTTCCACCGACCCGTCTTTTGCCACAAGCTACGGCAGTGGGCGGCCGACGATCCCGCGCTCATGTCGGCCATGAATCGCTTGGGTCGGCGGTACTTTCGGCACAATTGGAACCCTCCGCGTTGGCCCTACATCAACCCGCTGCAGGATGCGAGTGCGGACCTGCTACGCATGCGGAACGCGTTGGCCAGCCCGCGTAGGATCCACGCGGAGCACGGGGATAACTATTACGACGTCCTCGACGAGATCGTGGCCGACAACGTCGCGGCCATCCGCATCGCCAAGAAGAATGCGGTCGCGCTGAATCTGGAGTTTCAGGACAGCCAGCCGGTGCATTGGCGGGAAGTGATCAGCCTGCCGACGCCCGACGGCTTTAACCTGCAGGTGCCGGCCGTGGCCGCCGGCGACGAGGCAACCCCAGCGAAGAAGGCGTAAACATGCACGACCAATGCTCGCGAAATCTTCGCTCCGTGAGTCCGGCGAAGTGCTCGGCGTTTAGCACAGTTGTGCTAAACGCCAAAAACCGGCCAAAAGTTAGCCGATGAGTGGCGGATAATTCACTTGTAATTATCCGCCACTCAGCGGATAATAAGATATAGACGTGGGCACAATGAAACGACGAACCGGAGAAAGAACGATGACCACGACTAATAAATCAATCCGCAAGAGCTCCTGGAACACGCATCGCACCGCTGGCTACACCTACGACGTGGCCAACGACCAGGCTTCGGCCGGCGGCGTACATCACCATCAGGTACGTCTGCTCAAGGCGGGATGG